TCTGGTGATGGTCTTGTTAATACCTGTACTATCTTTGCCATTATCTTCTTCCGTCCGGTTGTATATCTAATCTAAATCCACCAAGTTTCCAACTTTGTGCTGCAGCTGTATTTGCAACTTTTAAAGACACCGCTCTTGCCCTAGCTCTTGTATCAACTTTTTCTGTTGATGATGAAATTGTAAAAGGTCCTAGTGAAGAACTAGCTGCTGTATTATTTGGAAAGTTTCTTAAGTTTAATGTAATCTGTGTATTACCTGTTTGAGATAAAAAGTCAGGTATAAATCTTCTGATCTTGGCAAAGAACTCACCATCACCACCTTGAGAAATATCAAAGTCTCCAGATTGTATATTTGAGGTTATGGCTGTTGTCGCTGTAGACGTAACTTGATCCGTGCCAGTTTCGTGTTCGTAATATATAGTGCAACCGTCAGTGTTTCCAACAACATCATAAGAATTATTTGAACTAGCATCATAATCTGTGGCATGCGGTTTACCAAACACTGCAGAATCTTGCCATGTTGTTCTATCTAATGTT